TAAGGACAAACAAAATCTACTACACAATGTCCTTGTGCATACGCAGTTAATCCTATCATTCTTTGTGCTTGTCTAATTCTACCTGCTTCAGTAAAATCCCAATCATTAAACATTTTTCTAACTTCATCTGCATTGAAATAAGAAATTTTTTTGTCACCTATTAATTTCTTAGCAAATGTACTTTTTCCTGATCCAGGTAATCCAAATATTAATATATTCATAATGTGATATGACCATATGCACGTATAATACTTTTTGGTATTAATTTTTTATATGGGTTCTTTTCTTTTATAATTTTTGTTTTAATAGTATGCATATTATTTCCAACGATGGTATCATCATAACTCATACCATTTACTTTAAATTGCTTTAGGTTTTGCAAAGTATGTTTAAACCTAGGTATTTCTAAAAAGTCATATATTTTATTTATTTGATTTTTTGTATCTGTCACTAGTTCATCATACTTTAGAAAATGACACATATGTTTATGTTCAGGTTTTAATGCATTTTGTATGGCAATTAAATCTTTAACAATAGCTCCATCTTTATCCATTAACATCCAAAGTTTTTCTTCTATGTTTTTTTTGCCATATTTATTAGGAAAGGCGGAGGGTTCGTTTTCAAACCATTTAATGTATGATGCTAACACATCCATTAAATCTCTCCAAATTACAATGCATTTAATAGGTTGGCCTAAATGTTTTTGAAGCAACATTAAATTAGCAGGTGTCATAACAGGCCCTCTGTCTATAATATATTTATAATTCCAATCTTTATAATAATTTTGATATACAGAAGATAGCACATTATCTATCGATTTATGATCGGGATAATTATAAAAGATATATCCTTGTTTAAGTAAAAATACATTTTTCATTATTTCTAATGTAATAGAATTAGCAGTTACTGCGATGTCTGGATTTTGATTCATAAGTGAACCAAATAACGTATTACCCGATCTTGGTAATCCTAATAAAAAAAATATCTTTTTATACTTAGATTTTTTGGTTTTACTCATATTTCTTGTCTATCACATTTTTTAACTTGTGATGCTATAGTTTGTTTATTAAAATCCCCAACTTACAAATGAATAACGGGTACCTTTTTTAACTTCTTTTATTTCGTGAGGATATAAAAAACAACTTGGAAATATAATAATGTCGCCTGTTTTAGAGTTTATTTTTTGATTATTTATAATTAATTCACCACCTGTATAATCTTCATTTAAGATTCCAATAAAAGATAACACTGGAATTCCTTTATGTATACCATCAAATAAAGAATGTATGTGGTCATAGTGCATTCGCATCATCATACCTTTTTTATATCTATTAAATCGTATGGGTGAAAATTTAGTAGCTAAATTAGCTAATTTAGTAAAATTTGGATTACTAAATTTTTCATTATATTCGTGATAAGCTTTTACCAAAAAAGGTGTTATTACATTTTGCATCTCTTGAGAGGTAGCTTGAACATCTAATTCTTTTTTTTCTTCAGAATGATAAGTATTATTTTGACTATTATACCATTTATGCTTTTGCCATTCTTTTTTATTTATTTGTTTAATTAATTCTTTACAAATTTTTTTAGGCACTGCATTAGTTGTGTATATATAATTATTAATTTTCATAAATTTTTTTAAAATTAAGTTCGCATAATTCTTTTTCTAAACCTATTTTATCTGAAAATGTATTAAATGACATACTAACTCTTACATCATCAGCTGTATTAATAGGAACAGAGTGTTTTAAATAAGACGGAAATAATATTAATTCACCCGCAACTGCAGGTAAATAAAATGTCTCACTGTTTAATAAGTTATATTTGTCATAATTTAATTTTAACATACTCATATGTGTTTTCGAAAATTTAATAGGAGGTAAGTGTTTATCAAGTCTAAAATAAATAACTCCTGATATAATAGAGTTTGGATGTAAATGTTCGTGATGAATTGATCCTTTTGGATTTTTATTAGCCCACGATTGTGTAATTATTAAATTATCTGTTGATTGCAAAACTTCTTTTACAAAAATATCTACAGACGCTTTACAAAAATCTTTTATTTTTTTTAATGGTTTCTTTTTAAATAAATAAGAATCAGTTGATCTAAAATTACCATTACTACCATTAGAATGGTATTTAAGTTTTTCAATAAACTTTAATTCTTTACTAATATCACCTTCGTATTTTGTAATTAATAAAGGTGTTGCAAATAACTGTAATAGTTCTTTCTTAATCATTTAGAAGGTTGTTATAACAAATGTTATATTTTAGTCAACTATTATAATCCACCGTATGAGTTATTTTTAGCAACGGCCGATTTAATTGATTTTTCTAAATTCTTATACGTTTAATGCGTCTAACTTTGTCCAAAAAGCTGTAGCGTGTGCACTTTGATCAAATGGAACTTTTGAATTTATTAAATCAGGATTATTTGGATCAGGTTGTTTCCAATCAGTTGTGTAAGTGTTTAGGTAAGTTACTAAATCTGCTTGTGATGCAATTTCTTCAGCTTGACCTGCTGGAATTGTTGCACCATTGTCAGCTATACCAACTAACCACATATCTTGTGGGCCAGGAACTCCTGCAATTTTATTAGGCCAGTTACCATTAGATCCATCATTTCCTTTATATAAAAAGGAAGGGATAGTACCATTACTATTTAATTTATATTTTACTGCTTTATATGCCATAGATCTCCTTAGAATTTATAATTATATATTATAACATAACCCTTGTAAATACCAAAATTATTTCAATACAGTTAGTCTTGTTTTTTCTTATCTTTATTTACTGTAGCCAATGATTTTTGATCCATTAACTGGAATCCACGTCTATCTGCAAATTTTTTAGAGTCATTTTTAAAGATTTCTACACAATGCTCTAACCATTGCATAGTCATTTCGTGGGTAGGATTTTCTCCATTAACAATCATATCATTTTCTTTTTTAAGATATTCATATACCTCTTTTTGGGCAACAGCGGAGTTAATACCCATATCAAATAAGTAAATTAAATTACCCTCATCTATCTGTCCCCCTCTTGCTCTTGCAGAATTGAGTGCTTGTTTCATACAAGTCATAATATGATATTTGATTTCTTCTTTTTCATATTCTTCTTCAGTAATGTCTTCTTTACCTAATTTTTTTAAAATAGATTTATATTGAGTAGTAAAAAAAGACATTTTTCTAATTGCACCCTGAACACCATTCATAGCGTTAGCACCATTGACCTTTAGTTTTAAAAGTTTATGTTCTATATGTTCTCTTTCTAATGAATCAAGGTCAGGGTTTTCTAATTGTTTTTCTCTTTTTCTAATCATTATGTCATTCTCTGCCATTCTAAGATGAGCTTCTTCTAGTGCTAATCTAGTTCGCTCTATTTCAGCTAAAGTATGTTTTAATGATCTTACGGGTGTAATTGCAGTAACATCTAACATCACTCCCATAAATTGAGAATGAGATTTATAAAAGTTAGATGAAGTTTTTTTAATTGCAGGTAATGATGAATTAATATTTTTTAACATACCTTGATATTGTTTTGTTAAACTAGGTAACTTTGATATCTCAGTTATGGTTAAATCTTTAGATTTATTTTTCTTTCTATTCACAAAAAATTTATATCAAATTTTAATAATTATTGCAAGCCACCGTGTTGACTACTTGTTGCTTGGCCAGCACGAGCACTGGCTGTTAAATCGCCAAAATCAGTAGCGTTACCTGTTGTCGCTGTAGTTACAAAATCCATTGTATTTACTACTCCACCAGGAGTAGAACCTCCAGCAAATACAACAGTCGTTTTAGTTGACATACCTGCTAAAAAACTTCTCAAAGAAGTTAAATCTCCAAAATCAGTAGTGTTACCTGTTGATGCAATGGTTATATATTGAATAACATTCTGAGATGGATAAGGAGAACCACCTAATTGACCTCCACCAAAAATACCTCTTGTAGAACTTCCTCCACCTCCCATACCTCTAACTGTTGCAAGAGTATCACCAAAATCAATAGAGTTACCTGCTGATGCGATGGTTATGTATTCAATATTATTGTAAAAAGATCCAGGAGACTGGAACGCCCCTCCAAAAACTCCTCTTGTTGAATTTGAAACACCTGTTCTTAAATTTCTCGCATCTAAAGTATCCCCAAAATCTATTGCATTTCCAGTACTAGCTATTGTAATGTAATCTATTACATTAGTTTCATTTGCTGGGCCTGGTACACCTCCGCCTGCAAAAACTCCTCTTGTAGAACTTGAAACACCTGAGGTGTTGTTTCTTGCAACAGTTAAATCACCAAAATCAGTAGAATTACCTGCTGTAGCATATGTGTTATATTCAATTGTATTGTTATAAGGTGCAGCTGGAGAAGTAAGTTCTCCTGCAGCTTGAACAATGGCTCTTGTAGTGTTTCCTACTTGTCCAGAGCTAAGAGATGTAACTGGTTGAGTCAAATCTCCAAAGTCTGTAGCATTACCTGCTGTCGATAACTCAATTCTATTAATTACGTTTATTTGAGAAGGATTATCACCACCTGCATATAAACCAATGGGAGCTGGGCCTAAAAATCCTGTTTGACCAAAACCTCTTCCTGATCCTGCTCCGAATGAACCTATGATCGGCATCTTTCTAATATCCTCCTATTATGCAAACTGCGTTTGCGCTGCTAACACTGTGAAAGTAGAAGAAGCTGTTTTAATAGCTGTGAATGTGTAAACGTCGTTTGATGTTACATTACCACCAGTTGGTGCGCTTCCGCCTTGCCATACTGGAGTTACCGTTGAACCATCTACTTGAACTGTTGTATTATAGTACGCTGTTGCATTTTGTTTTGTAACAACCGCAACTGTAACTGATTCACCATTATCCATAGAAGCGTCTAATGAATTAGAACCATCTCCTCTTAGATTAATAGTAAAGTTTGCAGTAGCTGCTGCAGTGTATAAAATTACACCTTGTGTATTTGTATCTACGTTAATGTCTGAATCAAAAGAACCTGTTACAGTTACTTTTTCTGCAACTCCTTGAATCTTACCATTACCATTTAATGTTACTCTTCCAATTCCTTTTGGTGTTAAATTTAAATCAACATTAGTGTCTGTACCTGTTGCTGATAAGTTTGGAGCATTACCTGTTGCAGCGTTAGCTACA